CACGCTTCCAGGCTTCGCATAATCTCATATTTTGCAAAAAGCATATTGCGTAACTGTTTCGCCTGGGTCTGTGTAATTTGTCCGCTCTCTTCCTTTTCGTAGATAATCCCGTTAAGGCATCCGGCTTTGAAATCTAATTCCGTGATATTCCCGGTTGCTGCTAATTCCCGGTCAATGCGTTCCAATGTCGATTTTACAATTTCATTTCTTTTTTCTTTTACAAAAGGAAGTTCCCTTGTTGTGGCAATCAATAGCATTGTGGCGTTTCTCAATCCCTCAATCTTTCCCGGTACTTCCCTTTTAATTGTCAACTCTTCCATGTTGTGTTCCCTCGCTTTCTGTTTTTATAAATTGTGACTTCTCATAATGTCCGCCACTTGCTCCACCATTCTTTCCGCCTGGTCCAATGTCACGGCTCTATCATCAATATAGAAATCTGCATAAATCTTTCTTGTGTTGTTGTGCCAACGGGCTATCTGCTCCGGCAACGGCTCGTTTACCGCATCAAACTCTAATCCTTGGCGTTTGCACCACTCCACCGCCGCCGTTAGTTCTTCCCCGTCCCGGCTCGTCCACAAAATAATCTTGTGTCCCTGGGTTTTAATCATCCGGGCGAATGCTATCATTTTTTCGTTTGGTCCTATGATTTCCGGGTAATTGGTCTTTGCCAATGTGTTGTCAAAATCAATCGCATATACGGCCATTACTCCACCCCTCTTTCCGCTCTTTCGTCTGCATCATCCGTTGTTGTTCCCAATGACATTTCCATTTTTAAAAGCATTGCCGCCGTCTGTATGGCTTCACACGCCACATTTATAGCAAATTCCGTTGCTGCAAACGGCGTTATGCTATCCGGGCTATTTTTCTTTGTATCTTCCCACATGGTTTTTACCGCAACTTCCAATTCTTCCAGGGCTTCCGCCGTTTCTTCGTACTCTTCCGCAATAACCGCCATTGCTTCATGTCTGCTATGGAATAACGGGAATTTTTCATTTGCCCGGTTTAATTCCCTTGTGGCTTCCTCATGTACCCGTGTTTTTAATTCAAACATTGACATTTTCGCTTTCCTCGCTTTCTGCTGCCGCCTGGGCTTCCTTATTCTCGTTTTGGCGTGTCTGCGGATGCGTGCCACACATTTTTATAATAAATTTTTCAAATTCTTCAATCTCTTTTCTATGCTCTTCCTGGTTTTCTTTTATTACCTTTAATTCCTCAATACGGCTTTCCGTTAATGTGTCAATTAGTCGGTGCAACGAATTGGCCGCATTTCTTACGCCGTTTTCTTTCATCCATGCTTCAAATATTGAAACAACCGCCCCGGTAATTTGTTCATATTCCGTATGAAATCCCGTTTCCTCTTCCTCTGCCACTAATTCGTGTTCAAACTTTGGTTTCTCCCCGGTAATCATTGCTTCCATGTAAAAGGTCGGCACTTCCGCTTTTGCTGCATTGCTTAATAACTCCGCTTTTACTGCTTCTCTCATAAGTGCGTAATATTCCGTATGCTTTACCTCTACAATCCCGTCACTTGTAAATCCGTCCATAAATCCCATATTAAAATCCTCGCTTTCTTTTTTTCTAAACCACATATGGCGCGTAAAACTCAAATTGTGGTTCGCTCGTTGCCATGTTGCTATTTTTGTTCGTCCATATTTTTAAGGTAATCGCCGGGTTATTGTCTGCATCCGCTCCCCTGGGATTGAAATTGTATAAAAATCCTAAATGACTATTCATGTACGCCCCTTTAAGCGTGAATGCAAAATTGCTTAATTCCCTTACGCCTACTTCTTGCCCCTGGTCGTTTACATCTTTCCAATGTTTGAAAGTCCTTTTTATGTATTCCAAAAAGTCCGGCTCAATCTGATTGTTTATTGGTAATTGCTCTTTGCTCATGCTCTCTTTCCTTTCCGCCTGGTCTGTTTTTTCCATGCCTTGGCTTTTGTGATTTTCTTGTGTCTTGCTATATATTTTTCTAATTTGTTTGTGACTTCCGGCATATCGGAAACGGAAACTTCAACCGTTATTGTTGTTCTTTTGATTGCATAAATTGCGTTGCGGTATGCTTCAATAATTCTTTCGCTATCCATTACAAGTTCACACCTTGCACAATCCCGGTTGCATTCCCCGGCATCCGCCCTTTTGACACACTCTATTTCTTTTCTTAATACTTCAATATCCGTCATTGGCTGCCCCCTATATCCTTACCGTTTGCCATATTTCTAAATTCAAATCACTAAACTGATAATGCGGCGTTTCGGTCGGGTGTACTGGTGCATTTAATCCCAATTCTTTATATTTCCTATGGTAAATTTCCGTTGTAAGCCCCAACCGCTTTATTTCCTCGTTTTGCACTTTCTCGTAATCCGTGCAGTAAATAAAACTTCCCCAATATCCGGCGTATATTTCCGCCCCGTCCTTTAATATCCTTACTCTGTCGGGACCGTTGAAAACTGATGCTAAATCTGCAATTTTCATGTTTCGCCCCCTATCTTGTGGCCTCTACAATGGCGTTAAATAATTCCGGGGTTCTTTCCCCGTTGTCCAGGCGTTCTTTTAACGGTTTTAATACCGGGAATATGATTTTACCCATATATCCGCTTGGGTCATAACGCCCCAACATTTCATTCACGGCGTTTTCTGCCGCCGCCCAATCCCTCTTGTTTTCCTGGGCGTTGCCGATATAAAGCCCCTCGGCGTTTTCTTTCAAATAATCCGCCGTTTCCTTTACTGCTGCATCAAATACAAAACCCGGTAAAATGGTAACTGTAAAAAGATGGTTAATAATATTTTCCGCTAATTTTTCCGGCGTTACATTATCGCTTTCCTCTACTGCTGCACCTGGTACGCTTTCAACCGCTGCCGTTTCTTCAACTGCTGCATCCGTCTTTTCCTCTTCCGGGGCGTTCATTCCCTCAAATCCTTTTGTTTCTTCCATGTTTCGTTCCTCGCTTTCTGCTTCCGCGTTTAATATGCTTTTCTTTATCTCTTCCGCTATTGCGGTAAAAACCGTTGTTGTAACGGCATTTCCAAATTGTTTATATGCCTGGCTATCGGAAACCACTTGTTCCCAACGGTCCATTGGAAACGCTTGTAAAATCCCGTATTCTTTCGGGGTAAGTTTCCGCACCCGTAGCCTTTTTGTATCAAATATTTTCACTTGCCTTTGTCCCCCCCCCCGGATGTAGTAAGGGTTGGTGCTATGCCGTCCACGGAATACACCCGGCGGCATTGGTCGTGTCCCTTTATATCCAGGCGGCCCACCAATTCACAACCCGTTTCCTTTTCAATGCTCATGTTTATTGTTCCTTTCGCTCTTCTATAATTGCTATCATGTCTTTCTTTCCGGCAAACCCTTTATAATCTCTTGCGGTAAGACACGGCGAAACATCCGTTATTTTCAATACATTCTTTCCGCATTTATTTACCGATACCGTCAACGGCAATTCTGTTTCTAATCCTCTATCGTGATTATTTTTATGCCCTCGCCCTTGTTGGTTGTTAATGTCGGTGCTATCCCCTCCGCAAAATAAACACTTCCGTTCATTCCGTGGCCGCACGGGTTCGTGTTTGCAACATTCGTTACCTTTGGTTGCTCTCCCCCCCTGGATTGATAATAATGTGTTGGTAATTGTGCTTTCTCGTTGTGCTTCCGCCCCCCCCGACTCTTAATGTCTTACCCACGCCGTCCGGGTGTAAAAGTCCCGTTTCTGCTGCCAAATCTGCAACCACGCTTTCTTCCGTTTGTTCATCTTCCAAAATGATAACGCCGTGTAAATCCTGGGCGGTTAGTGTAAACATTGGCTCTTCCTCTGCCTTTGCCCGTGGTCCATTTTGCCGCTTGTTCACACGGTCCGGCGTAATGCAAGCGTGAACCGTTCCCAATGCTTCCAATTTCTCCAATGCCTGGGCTATAATCGTTTGTGCCTTTTCGTCCGGCAAATAGTATTTTTCCGAAACATTTTTTTCAATCTGACTTGAAAGTTTCGGTACAAATTCGTGTTGCTCCACCGGGAAAGAAAAATGCAAACCTAACTTGTCCCGTGTCCCAACCACGGCGTAACGCTCTCTATTTTGTGAAACGCCCCAATATTTACTATTGAACATCTGTATATGTGCGGTGTAGCCGTGGCGTTCATACTCAATGTTAAGAACGGGCAAATATGGGCGTAACCCTCGCACGTTCTCGGCAATGATAACGGCCGGCATATCGTCCGGGTTGTTTCGTTCCGTTTCTTCTAATAACCGCATAATTTCAAAAAACATTCCACTACGGCTTGCGGCTTTAAAATTGTTTCCGCTGCAATTAGGGCATATTGTTTCGTTTCCGTATTCTTCCGGGTTTATCTCTAATTCCTGGCCGCAATCCTCACATTTTAAAATCATTCCTCTTTGTTTTCCGGCAACGCTCAAATCCTGGCAAGGAAAACCAAACGCCCACACATCCGCTTTTGGTACATCTTTATAGGTCATTTCCCTTATGTCTTGCCGCTTTACATGGTCCCCCACATTCCGGCGGTATGTTTCCACGGCGTATTTATCAAAATCCCACGCCCCGGCTATCTCATACCCGGCATTTTGGAATGCAACGCCCATTCCGCCGCAACCACAAAAGAAATCGTTTACTTTTAATTTCCGCATCTTATGCCCCCTCTCTGAAAAGTTGCATTGCATCAAATGAAATCAATGCAGAATATTCTATTTTGTAACCCGTTATTTTGTCCCCTCTCATTTGTGGGGCGGTTGTTGCCTGGTACTGAACTTTCACATTTTCAAAAATTTTGGCATCTTCTATTTCATCCAACTTTTTATTTATCTTTTCTTCCAATGCTGCCGGGTCTGTATCTCTGA